TTCAAGCTATTGATTACATAGATGAGGACATACGTAGGACAATACTACAAAGCCCCATCAATCTTACTTCGGTTCTAAAAATAATAAATGCACTCTTAAAAAAAAGTAGAATGAACGTTGAATACACAAAACAACTAGACACATACAAAAATGATCTAGACGCATGCAAACGCGAGCTAAACGAATTGACGACCCGACACAGTGAAGAGAAACAGCATCAGACTATTAAAGACGCAGCTTTTACAGGTGAACTACAAAGATTTATTGGAGCAAATAACGCGAACACAGAACGAATAAAGTACTTAACTACTGAACTAGAACACTACAAAATAATAAGCTCAAAATTTGATAAATTAATGGCATGTGTAGAGAGGGCCAAAACAGACGCAGGCGATGATGATGGTGCGCATAATAAAAAATTCGCAGAAACAATCTCAGCAATTTTTAACACAGACATAGAAGACATAAAACAAATGTTAAAAGAATACAAAGCCGATAAAGAACGGAAACAAGCGGAAAGCTCAGAATCTAGTAACTTACATTATTTGCAAAACACCCACGAACAAGGCCCGAATTTATTAGTGGATATTGATTCAGACTCTGTGTTCGGTGCCCCAATATCACACATAGCACCGCTTCAAAAACCAAACGCAGCAAGCCAACACATTGTGGCACATGAAACAGAATCCAAAACACCCCACATACTATTCCGGAATTTTGGTAGCGCACACGGAACACACGAAGGAACCGCAGAAACACAACATTCACTACAACAACATTCACAGCAACAACAACAACTACTACAACAACAACAACAACAACTACGCGAAGTGCAAAACCAAATAAAACAAATAGATGCGCAAGTACAAAATTTAACAAATCAACGCGAGACAGTTCAGAAAGATGACAAAAAATACATCGACATAGATATACGCAAAAACAACACAACACGCGAAGAGCTGCAAACAAAAGAAAAACAGTTAAACCAAGCTATTACTGACATACAGTCTAACTTACGCGGTGGGGGAGGCACCCCTGTGAAACTTGCGTCAAAAGTCTTGCACCCTTCTACTGTAATAACTCGCGCTAATGATAAAATGAATACATACAATACTAAAACACCTGACTCAATATTTGGTTCTGAATTCGAGAAAACTACTCTTGGAAAATCAATGAGTGACACAGCTAGTGTATATACAGGTAAAAATGAAATGGATCATTCAACATGGTTATATGAGACGAAAAACGGAGAAACGAAGCTAATACCAGAAACGGTTAAAATCACAAATAAATCAAAATTTTATGAAGTGCAAGCTGATATCAGTCCGTTAATTGGTTGTATGACTGATGGTACATTTGATGAACTAATTGAATGTTTAAATAAAACCAGTCTCTCCGGCGTCTCTAACATTGATGATGCTATAAAAAAAATGAATCCATATTTATTAAGAACGATTTTCAAGAAATTTGAAGTTAAAATAATTCTTGTAGATAATATAGAAATGCCAGAACAATTTCACATTTGGCATAAACACAATAAGACAAACGTAGCTAAGTTAGCTGTAAACATCTTAGATTTTATTCATAAATGTATAAATTTATGTCGAAATCCAGTTAATTTTCTCTTATTAAATGATCAGAAAGCGATCGATTGTTATCACCATAGAGATGAACAAAAAAAGAAACAACAACTTAGTCGCAATTGTGGTTTTTCTTATAAAGAAGAAAAAAATCCAAGTACTCCTACATTATGTATGCAGCCACCGCTAACCCAAAATTTTACACTATATGGAGGGGGAATAAATTTTGTAAAACAAAATAGCACTATCGGGCGATTTTTATTATCAGGTGGAAGATATACTAAACAATCAGGAGGTTCAGTAACAAATGCGTGTTGTATGAATGCTCTCGAAGCAAGTCTTAATGCTGTTGTAAATAATTTAAAATCACATGGAAAAAAAGTAAGTGAGGATGATTTAAACGAATTAAAAGAACAATTAAATCAAATTGGTAAAACAGAAGCTGCATTGCGTAAATTAATTGACGCACAAATGCAGTATGCAAATAAACTTGCATTAAATAGATGTCACCCCAATGATGATATTGCGTTGGGTGTTTTTGCAGACGAGGAACAAACGAAAACTATTTTAGAAGCGGATATTGCTAAGTGTCAACAAGAAACGACCAATGCAATCACGAAAATGATGGCGCATCAAACCCAATTTATTACTGGCATTAACGCATTAACGCTCGCAGGTTCACCTTAATAATTTTTATAAATGCTTTTTTTAATATTATTTATTTTTGTTTTTCAATAATAAATAATGACAGGGGCGTTAATTCAATTAGTCGCATATGGAAAAGAAAATATTTATTTAAATGGAAAACCTCAGATAACATTTTTTAAACAAATATATAGAAGACACACAAATTTTGCTACTGAAGATGTCCCACAAAATTTTCAAGAACAGCCAAATTTTGGAAAAAAATATACATGTAAAATATCAACTGAAGGAGATTTGGCAAATCGAATGTGTATTAAAATAACACTGCCTTCAATTAATTTAAATAATGCTGAATGTAGATGGAATAAATTTATTGGCTTTTCATTAATTAATTATGTTGAAATCGAAATTGGAAATAAAATAATTGATAAACATTACGGCGAATGGATGTATATTTGGTCTTGTCTAACAACACGAAATATTAAAGATGATGGATTTAATAAATTAATTGGAAATGTTAATGAATTAACAGAATTCTCTTCATCAAAAGATGAATATATAATTTATATACCTTTGTATTTTTGGTTTTGTCGCGATTCTGGGTTATCTCTGCCCCTTGTTAGTATGCAGCTTGATATTATTAATATTAATATTTCATTTAATCCATTGAATGAATGTCTTTTAATAATACCAACTTATTATATTCAATGTAGTAATTATTTAGTTAATTTTGAAAAATATGAAATAATAACACAAATCAGTAGTATTACAAATACAACAAATTATGGTATATATTATGATTATGACATTGTAACCCAAAAATTATATTATACGCCAATTACACAAAATACATTTGATGCTTCTGCTCCAATATATAATATGACAAATGGTTATTATGTAAATCCACAATCTAATGCTACGTCATATGTTATTTATAATAATACAACTTATAAAAATATAAATATGATTGATTGTGTTGTTTTAGTCACTTATATTTACATTGATATTGATGAAAGAAAAAAATTTTTAAGTTCAAAAATGGATTATTTAATTGAGCAATTATATTTTACTCCCGATATTGCTATTCAAGGAACTCATCCCAAAATACAATTATTAATCGACCAACCGTGTAAATTAGTTGTTTGGTTAGTTCAACTTGATAATATGTCTTATGCTAATCAAACATTTAATTATACTTCTTTTTATGACAATAACCAAAATATTTCTCAATTAAGTTTATTAACTCAAACATTATTAAAATTAAATTCACAAAATAGATTATCACAAAGAACAAGTGATTATTTTGAATTTATTCAGCCTTATCAACATTCAAATAATTATCTCCCCAAAGGCTGTTTTATGTATTCTTATTCTTTATTTCCAACTGAATCCAATCCTTCCGGCACAACAAATATGACAGAAATCGATTTAATAGAATTAGGAATAAAAGCTAATACTATTATTTCAAAATCAAATACTGCATCTTTGCGGTCTTATTCTTTATGTTATAATGTCTGGCGAGTTTCATCTGGTGTAAGTGCAAATATTTTTATCAGAAATTTATAATATACATATATAATATAAATAATGAACTTTTTAAACACAATTATGGGCATTTCATCTATACAACAATATATTGTTAAAGTTGTTGTAATATTTTTGTGTTATTTAATTTATGTGTTTATTACAAGTGTTTATACTGTTACAAAAACTAAAAAAGATGATGATACTAATAATGTATATATTATAAATATTATTACAGCATTAATGACTGGTATTATTTTAGTGTCTGCATTATTATCATTTATATATATTAGAAACATGTAACATAAATTTTATACCCAATATGATAAAAATAATATTATGTTTCATTAATCATAAAAATAATAATTAATATTAATAATAATGGCTGGAGGATTAATAAATTTAGCTGCATATGCGGTCAAAGATATATTTTTAACTGGTAATCCCCAAATATCTTTTTATAAATCAGTATATAGAAGATATACACATTTTGCTGCGGAATCCGTTATTTTAAATTTTGATAAAACAATTAAATTTGGTGAATATACACAAGTTGTTATTCCACGTAACGGCGATTTAATACATAAAACATATTTACATATTACAATACCACAAATAAATATAACAAAAAAAGACGTTGGTATTGATACAAGTATATATACACAATATTTATTACCAAATACTTTGAATAGATATAATGAAATTTGTAATGTGTATATGCAAGTTATGACAAATATATATGACATAATTTATTATGATACAAATGCTATTAATATATTATGGGATGATATGAGAACAAATATAAATAATTATTATAACAGTACATTAACAGTTGCACCTGCATCAACAACAATATATGTATATTCAGATACTCAAAAAACAGGTACTTTTAATATTAGTTCTATTATATCTTATTTTAATAGTGTCATTAATGATTATGATGATTTAGATTTATATTATTTATTTACATATTTTGACACTAAAATTTATAGACAATTATTTAATTTTTATTATACACAATCACAAGGCACAGCAAATGTAAATGAAATTGACAATTTAATAAAAAAATATTTTCTAAAAAATGTAATAACAAACGGAATTAAGAATTGTATAAAATTACAAAAATATTATTATGACAAATATTTAGAAATTCAAAAAGAGAATAATATAATAACAGATACGAATATTAAATGTGCATGGGTAAAAAATTTAGGTCATTCAATAATAGATTATATAGATATTTACATAGGAGGACAAAAAATAGATAGTCATTTAGGAATATGGATAAATACATGGTATCAATTAACATATAAAGAAGCACAAATTGAAAATTACAATAAATTAATTGGTAATGTTCCGGAATTAACAACGTTTAATAATAAAACAAAACCTGCATATGATATATATATTCCAACAATATTTTGGTTCAATAAATTTAATGGATTAAGTTTTCCATTAATATCATCACAATATAATGATATACGATTTGATGTTAAATTAAGAAATTTTGAAGATGTCTTTTTTATAGAAAGAATTTTTAATACAAATATTAGTGGTTTAGGTGAATATAATCTTACAGCAAGTATGATTGATTTTATACAAAATAATATACATAGTATGACATTACAAAATACACAAATAATAAATAATATTAATTTAACAAATGTTTGGAATTCAAAAGCTTATTCTTTATATGGGGATTTATGGGTTGATTATATATTTTTAGATGGATTAGAAAGAAAACGATTTGCGCAATCTGGCCATGAATACTTAGTAGAAATAATACAAACAAGAACACAAGATTATTTTGATATGAATGCTAATTTATATTTTATTTGTCCATCAAAAGAACTCATTTGGTTAATTACTCATAATAAATATACAAATAATAGAAATGGTTATACAGAGTGTAAATGGTATGAACATAGTATAAAAAATATAGTAAATACAATTACAAATCCAATACTTACATCACAATTATTTTTTAATAATATGGCACGAAATTCACAGCAAAACGGGGGTTATTATGATTTATATTTACCGAATGTATATCACAAAGTAAGTCCGCAAAGAGGAATAAATATATATAATTTTTCATTAGAACCATTACAAATGCAACCATCTGGAACATGTAATTTTTCTAAATTAACTGATGTTCGAATTACAATGGATATTGATCCATTTTGTTATACTTATTGTGACAATGATATATATTCATATGATTCTAATATTGATACAAATATAACAATATTTAAAGAAGATATATTTAGTTTATTAGATATATCAACCGCAAAACAAATATTAAAAAATTATGATAATACAAATTTAAATTATAATAAAGCATTAATAACATTAAATGTATATGATTATTTATTAAATAATAATGAACAAATTATATTATTAAGTGAATATAGACAATTATTATTAAAAACTGATGTTAATTTTTATGTATTTAATAATTCATTAAATGTATTAAGAATTATTGGCGGTTATTGTTCATTAGCTTATGCTTCTAAAAATTAATAAATTAATAAATTAATAAATTAAAATTGCAGTATTTGTGAATGTGGCAATTTACAATTTATTACTAAAGCATTTTTATTTCTCTCACATTCAAAATGAATATTTACTATTTCTTTATGATTTTTAAGAACTGGATAATTTTTACAAAATTCATTACTTGTTTGCGTTGTCCATTTGTGTGGAAAAGAATATAGCATTAAATAATTACAATTACACGGTATTTGTGAATTATATATATCTTCATTATCTGATAATATTATAACAAACATTGAACTATGGATAATACCCATAAATTTTTTTTTATAAAGTATATCTTTTGTAATACAATTATCAAATATAATTAATTTCTTATCATTATGCTTGTCATACGGCATTAACATATATAAAATTTCATTATCAAGCTCACTGCATACAAAACTATTTGGATATTTTCTTGTCCAAAATTTAGTTTTTTCATCATTATTTGTTATGATGTAAATATTTTCTTCATATATATATGAATTTATAATATGTGTATTAATAATATTCTCAATTTTATTAATTGCTTCTGTATTATTAAATCCAATACAAAAATATTTTGTATTTTTAGAATTATTTTTGATATCTAATAATGGTATTTGTGTTTCTGGTTTTATTTTTGTTGTTATTATTATTTGATTTTCTTTTTCTTTTTCTTTAATAATAATTTGTTCAGGATTTACAAATAATGTCCAAATATCAATTAAATTAATTTCAAAAACAACATTTGAAAAAATAAATCCAACATCTTTTTTAATTTTTGTAAATAATTTAGTTGTTATTATATTTGAAAATATATATTTATTATTTA